ACGATGTCATAATTCCGGACGAACATTAAAAACAACACATAAATGAACGTGTCCGGTGGCATCGCCTCGAGGACCCGGCGGGCCCGCCGGCGGCTGCGCTTTAAAGGCCCGTGAACAATCCCTGATTTTTCCGCCCGGCCAGTTCCGTCGGTGAACACTGATGGGATTTCCCGCTTTACCCGGGCGACGTACCCCCAACGAGCACAGAATGCCGCGGCATCCCGGAGGAATCCCCGGTACATTCGGGACTGTGCCTGAAATACCACCACCTGATTTATCAGCCGGGTTATGTCCCCCTGATTTTCGTAGTTTTGAGACGACAGAAAATCCAGGTTGTAAAAAATAGCTTTGTACCGGGTGATCAGTCGGAGCATCCCGGACAAAAACGCCTCGTGTTCCAGTAGCCGCACGGTTTCCACTACGAGAACCCACTTCCCGGACCTGAATTTAAACGGTTCATCCCGCTCAATATCCAGGTCCGTGAAATGATTCTTCATCAGGTCCGTCAGCTGTTCGCGTTTATCGCGGTCCAGCATGAGAATCCCCCTCGGTCTATGACGTTGAACTGAAAGACTTTGGCCACGCCCAGAATGCTATATTGTCCTGGGTTCCATACGTGGAATTGTACGGCCAGTCCGGATTCGTGGTCAGCGGTGCGTCATCCACCTGGGCAGTCCCGGAAAACGGCAGGTTGGAATAATCGTCCCCCCCGAGTTTGATTTCCAGGTCCTCCTGAGTGATCTGAAGCCGGCGAATATACAGCCGCAATTCCTCCCCACTCACCATCTGTCCGATCAGGACCACTGATGGGTAGATAGGGGACGGCGCGACCGAACCCATGATCACGCGGTCAAACTCCTCATCGCTGTCGTCAAACCGCCGCTGAGTCACCAGCGCCATAGTCTCCGGCTGAATCTGCATCAGCACCCCGGACAACATGAATGTCTGTTCGATGATGTCCCGCCGGACTTCCGTTTTGGGGATACCGGTCTTGAACGATGCGTATGCAACAGTGGCCTTGAAACTCAACTCGCTCTGTAAATACCCCAAGCCCAACAGTCCGTTCCCGTCGTGCAGGTCCACATACAAGGCCGGCGAGTATAGAAAAAACTTTTCGCTGTCGTTCCCAAAATTGGTGGTCGTGATATTCAACCCATTACTCATTTTGGATCACCTCCGTTGATATAATCCTAACAGGACCGGGCCGGCTGATCCGTAATTCACTACCATGCCCGTTTGTTCCCAGTCACTGCTCATACACTTTTTAAATCCTTCGAGCCCGTTCACGTACTCTGCGTAAAACGCCTAGGGCTCCGGGAAAAACTGATGAACGGCAAACACCCCGTTATCCGTTAAAAGCATCTGGATTTTCAACAACACCTCATCCAGAAAATCGCACACATACCATAGGACCTCACTCATAATCACCAGGTCCATTGCTCCCTCCCACCCGGTCCAACTCAGGTTCTCAGTCAAGATATTCATGGTCAAGAATTCAGTGCGAGGGTACGCGGCGCGAGCTTTTTCCACCGCGGTGGCCGACACGTCAATCCCAATCATACGGGCACCGGTGTATCGCCGTACCCGGTCGGTAAATCCCCCGAGGCCGCAACCAATGTCCAACGCTGTTTGGTACACCGGACGATGGCTGACCAGCAACTCGAGAAACAGATTGTTGTTCAACGATTCTTCCCCCGCAGCACATCCCCACGGGTCCGGGATCTGTCGGTACAGTTCCTCAAACTGGCGATTGAACCACAATTCAGCTTGTCGGTCCATTGAGCACCTCGTTGATATCCCGGTAGTCAAAAACTTTAATTTTGCTGATTGCCGAACAATTGAATATCCGGTCCCGATACGCCGTGAATTTATCCCAGTGATGAACCCGGCGGGCCAACAACTTTTCACAGTGCTCCACAGTCTGGAGCATCCATTTCGGCCGGCCGTAAAAATAATAATCCCCATCGCTCGCGCAGAAATCCATACCCAGCAAATATATTTCGGAGGCCCCCATTACCAACGCGAGGTTCACGGCCTCCATCCCCGAGCTGAAATCACTGAACAATCCGTGTTCAAGGTTGTCGGTCACACGGTTCCAATTCTTTGCAAACACGAACACTCGGTCATTCTCGCGCTCCCATTCCCGGATATTCGCGTGGTGTGAGGCAAACACCATTCCCGGGTATCCCGCATCGTATATGGGTTTTACATAATCATATACCCGCGGATCACCAAATAAATGATACCGACTTTTTGGATAGTGTTCCAGAGTGTGATTCACCGCAATGGTTTCCTCCCCATCCAGTCGGGAGAGGTCGAACCCCTTTAATGACGGGCCAGACCCCAGGACAAACACCCGTTTTCCCCGCAGCAAGCCATTCACCGTCTGGAGTTTCCCCGGGGCACTGGTAGGATATACCGGAATACTGGATTGAGTGAATCGTTCGGCGGTGACTTTGAATGGAACCGATCGTCCTTCCACTACATCGGTTTTTAATACAGCATCCAAGTCCTTGTACCGGAAAACTTTAATTGCACTAGTGGCAGAACAATTGAATATCCGGTCCGCCCAGGGTTTGTAAGTATCGAACAACGGGATTTTGGCTTTGAACCGGTCCTCGGCGTACGCTTCCTGATTTGCTGCGGCCGTCCCGTACCAGTGGTGTTCCCCATTCTGGTAATTCATATCATAGCCCAGCAAATATATTTCAGAGGCCCCCATAATCAACGCAAGATTCAACGCACATAACGCACTGAGTTTGCCTGTGAATAGCCCCTCGCTAATAGTAGACCCTGGCCGGGTATTGTTCTGAGGGAACACATACAAATTACGCCGACGGGGAAGAATATCCTGACATCGGAAAGACGCGAAAATCAACCCTTCATATTTGGCCAACCGGTCGCGCGCCATTTCCGCGTACGAACCGTCTACGAACAACACTGCCCGGGCCTGTGGGTAGAAATCAAAGGAATGATTTATTGCGATGGTGAATTCATTGTCCAGCCGGGTGAGATCAAATCCCTTCAATGACGGCCCCCCACCAATCAGAAAAACCCGCCGGCCGGTGAGTATCCCCTCAAGCCGCGCCGGGTCCGGGCTTTTCCCGTCAGACATTATTTCCGTCCACACGCCTTCCCCAGCCGCAAAAAACCCAGTGCGCATCAACCGCGAACACTCGTGTATCGGCAATTCCGGGGACGTTTGCCCGGATCGCAGGACATACCCGCGGTCCTTCCAAAACAATTGATAGGGGTTCACCCCGGTGTAGACTACTCTGGCTGTGCCGGCCTTCATCACAACCGCCCAACGTCCTTGTAGAGTTTCACCCGCATTTCCCCGGCCCCGATGAAAAACCGATCCCCCTGGGACCCCACAGCCACCACATCAATGTCCACGGATGACCCGGGGAGATACCCGTGAACGGCTCCACCTAATTTAGGGTCTGATCGAATAGCATTCTGTATCTCCTCAGCAAATTCGTACACCCCAATATTTCCGCTGTCGCCCCGAGCGGCCTGTTTACGTTTCAAGGACCTGACCGCAAACTGAATCAGGAGAGTGACATTCAACCGCTCCAAATGAGCCACATTCACTTTATCCGTCGGCCCAGTGGACCACCCCTCAACAGTGATATTAAAGAACGGGAATTTATTTCCCTGCACCAATTCCTCAACATCCTCATCCTCATACCCACTGTCCTGAGCGTATGACAACGCCGGGTATGCCACCAGTTGGGCACGCAGAGCGGTTATTATTGACTCAACCATTTATCGCTTCCGGTACGGTTCCAAAGATTTTGATAGCCACGCGAAAGTGAAAGACATTCTGGGGTCCCCGCTCTTCATGTCGTTCAAATCCTTTCTCAACATGGTATCCACCCGCAACCGGGTACTCCGGAATATCGGACGCGCCGGCATTTTGCTGGTTCCCCCATGAAAATATCCGGAGTATGACGCGCCGTTCTTTGCCCGGGTTTGGTTCTGGTCCAATCCCCAAATCAACACCCGGGGTTTCAACTGTATCTTTGCCCCAGGGCCTGCGGCGTCCCGCATTTTCCCGGTCAGGACGCCTATCCAATGGGGATACCCGTGAGTAGCTTTCCAGTGACGATACCGCGGGGACAACGATTGCCATTTGTTCGGATTTCCGCCCGCAAACTCGTCCTTCACAAACGTATGTATCCGGGGAATCATGGCCGCCCATAACGGCCGGGCATCCCCGGTCCCGGCTTTGATCCGTTCTAACCAGGCCAGAGTAGGTTTCCAGTCGACTTTGATTTTATAATCGATCATCGATTTCACCCTCCTCAAAATCAGCCATCCCCTTTCGCGGAAAAAGTTTTTTCCGGTAGGCCGTCTCGGTAATGATAGGCTTGTTAACAGGATTGTCCGCGGTCACCCCCTCAGACAAGGTCACCTCGCTGCTGAGAATCCGCTTAAGAAGACCATCATATTTTTTACGCCAGTAATCCACATCACTGACCTGATCAACATTCCGGGTCGCCCCATACAATCCCGCCAATAACAATTCCGCGGCTTTCCACCGGGATAGCAAATTCAGGGTTTTATTCCCGGAGCCCAGGGCCTCCAATTCACTGGCGGAATACATGGAGGACAAATCCACTGTGAGTGTGTCGTCCGCCTCGGCGATTCGGCTTTCAATCATCGTGTCCGGGGCGTCCGTCTCACTCTCGAGTTTCACGTTACACGCCCGAACCTGTTCCGCCGTACAAAACGCCATGTGAGTCACCCCCGTTATAAAAAAGGGGACGGGCCGAACGGTCCGCCCCCTTTTCGATCAGTCTCCGAATACCCTATGGTTAGCTGATAACCGTCTGGTACAGATACCAGCACGCCAGATCCGCCTCCAGAATCGCATAATCCCAATCCACTATGATCTTGGTGGCTTTGGGATTGGTCATACGTTCCTCGTACACGGCAAAGGGTTCATACTCCATAGTCATAATCCCGAAAGTGTCTTCAGCATCATTCCCCGGGACGTACCCAATCAGTACATTTTTGCCCCACACATTGCCCTTGCTTGCGGTTTCGCCCTCGTTCGCATTGTTTACCCGGGCATCCGCAATTATGACCTTCATCCCCTTGATGTACGCGGGGAGGCCGACTTTCGCGAGCACACCGCTCTGTTCCACAACCGCCAGCGCATTCTGGTATTTGATGTCCCGGACAAACGTGTCATTCGCCAGGTACATCGCCGCCTCGAACGGGATAACGATGGTGTTGGCAACCTGACCGGTGTTGTTCCTGATGAACGTCATAGCCGCGGGCACCTTGGTTGTGAAAAAGTTGTTCGCGTAGCTCGCATTGTCAAACCGATCCGTATTGGTCAGCGCCGCATAATTGGTGACCTTTGAGGAACTGGTCAGGACAGACGCAACGCGGTACTCGTGTTTCATCCTCAAGATGTTCTGGAGTTTTTTGGTCTCCCTGATTTTACTCTTGACGATGGATTCCTCGTTCCGCTGCGTTTTATCCAAGATGGTCGCACTCAGAGCTTTGCGCGTGGTCTTGTACGAATACGGAGTGCCGACATCAAAATTGATTTGATTGGCCGGTACAACATCCGCTTCGTCGTTGACCTGTTTGATAGAGTCATCCGCGTCGACAAACACGCTGTCGGCGGTTCTGACCCCGGTGCGTACGGGTGCCACCTGCGTACCGATGAATGTACCGGTAGGGTAGGTGAGCGCCAGATTGGTGAGAAACTGGTCCTTTCTCGTGGTTCCGCTTGTAGCCATTGTGATTTACCCTCCCATCCCCTTACAGTGATTCATCGATGCTTTCAGTATCGACGATGAGCTGCTGACGGATCAGCACCGGAATGATCTGGCCATCCGTCCACGCCTCCATCGCAATGCCGAAAACCCAGACGCCTTCGGTGGCCGTCGCGTGACGCGTTCCTTTGCCATCGGTAGTGGCAACTACCCGGTCATGCCGGAAACCCGTGCTGGCCATCTTGAGCTTCACGATCCCGGCGTACTTGACATTCACGGAGTCCCCGTCCGCGTACGTCCCTTTGTTGTTTTCCGATCCGTCCCCGGACACCCCGAGCGGGAAAACCGTGGCGGCAGACGCCTCGGCCACCTCATCCGGGTCCGTTCCGGCAACTACGATTCGGTAGGGGGCAATCGTGCCATCGGCCTTGGCCCCCAGGAGCAGCACATCACGCTCTTCTGTTATTCCCTGATTCCAAGCCATGGTTATTCACCCCCTTCTTTGGTCAGAACTTCCAGCCCCGCTTTTTCCAGGGCCTCATGAGCGGGCATCCCCGCCTTCTGGTACTCAGCGGCGCGCTTGTTGATCTCGGAAAGCTGTGTGGCTTCCTCGTCGCCGGACCCGGGCTCAGTCGGTTTGGTTTTAGTCTGATCTGTGAATTTGATTTTGTTG